ATTTAATTGCATTAATAGATAATTCCTCTTTACTAAGTTACTACTTTTTTTTATATTTTCCAAGAGTTTTATTTTAGAATCTGAATTTTTTACAGATTCTATCAAATCTTTAGCTGTAAATTTTTCCTCTAGTGAAATTTTCGGACAGAATTTTTTCAAACTCTTTAGTCCTGCACCTTTTATTCCATCTATATTATCTGACTTATCTCCATCCAATATTCTATATGTCAAAAAATTAGATGAAGGTATTCCATATTCTTCAAATACAGATTTCTTACTATAAAGTTTCTTTTTTGTAGGACTCCATACTTTTACTCTATCATCTACAAGTTGTAAAAAGTCTTTATCTGTAGACATTATAAATATGTCACTTTCAATAAGAATCTGTTTAGTTATATATGAAATAGTATCATCAGCTTCAATACCATCAATACAAATCAAAGTTAAAGGAAGTTGTTCAAGATATTCAATCAATCTACCCATCTGTTGTCTCATAGATTGTTCTTCATCTTGTGGAGCTGTTCCCCAATCTACATTTCTATTTAATCGTTGTTTTACCTTACGATTTTCTTTGTATTGAGGATATAACTTTCTTCTTCTTTTACTACCATCTTTCCCATCAAAGACAATAATACAACGAGATGGTTTTAGAATATCACAAGTATAACGTATCGACCTTAGAAATCCAACTAATCCACCAATATGTAATCCATCATCATTTATAGAAGGATTAACAGCAAATGCTCTAATAAAAGTATTTAATCCATCTATGATTAAAACTCTATCATTAAGATGTGTTACTGATTTATGCGGCTCGTCTTTAACTTGTTCAAGAAATGATATAAACTTTTCATTTAATTCACCCTTATCAAAGTTCATCTACCGTCTCATCAGTTTCCACCACATCATCAATACCAAGTTGTTTTGAATCATATTTTAAAATACGTGCCTCACATATTCTATTATAACAATAATGTTTTAATTCATCATCTTCTTCTAACTTATTCTGAAAATCCTTAGATTGAAATTTATGTTCAGATAAAATTTCTCCAGTATTTGGGTCAACAACATTTAAAGTGTACCAAGAACCACCCTGTTTAACAATCTTGTGTTCCTTCATTACTGTTAACCAACTACCATAATCATCAATACCAGTATCAAAATATAATGGAAACTCTGCAGTTCTCATTGGAGGACCAAGACGATTCTTAATCACTTGACCTTTTATCTTGATACCTATTGTATTCTTTTTACTTGTATCTTTAATCTGACCCATATTCTTGAAACGAACACGAGTTGATGCGTGAAACGGTAATGCTTTTCCACCACTTGTAGTCCAAGGATCTCCAAACATTACACCAAGTTTTTGACGAAGTTGATTTGTGAAAACGAGAGCCACTTTCTGACGAGCAATCATTTGTGTAATTTTTCTCATCGCCTTTGATATGATGATGGCTTTAGCAGTTGCCCAACCATCTTTATCAAAATCAGCATCCATTTCTACTTTTGTAGAAGCTGCTGCCAAACTATCAACTAGAATTGTAACTAATCTATCTTTATCTGATTCACGAATCTTTGTAACGATTGTTTCAATTGTGTCAAAGATTTCTTCAACAGTCTCAAGATGTACGTATAACATTTTACTTGTATCTACACCAATCGCTTCAAGAAACTCTGGTGATACTGCGGATTCTGCATCTATATAAACTGCTATACCATCTTTTCGTTGTGTTGATGCTAATAGATGTGAACCGATGAGAGATTTACCACTACCCTCTAAACCATTTAACTCTGTGATTTTACCTACGGCAACACCACCATTTGGTTTATTAGATATTGCTAAATCCAACATTGTAGAACCTGTTGAAATCCAATCAGTTACATCAGTAGGATTAGAACCTTCATCAAGAAAATATGCTACTTGTTGATGTTTGAATTGTTTGTTAAGTTCAGAAGCAATAACTTCTGCCAATTCGTCTTTTTTAGACATTGATTTCTCCTTATGATGAAAAGTGGGGATGAGCAGTTGATCTAAACTATTACCATACACCAATAACGGAATCGTGGTTCAAGTTTCCAGACATCCCCATCTTTTTCATTTGTTTATTTAACTATTGAATAACTGATCGAATGCATCTTCAACATCTGATGTTTTACTAGTAGTATTACCAACATTTGAAGTTGGAGTTGTAGTAGCTGTAACACCATTGGATGTTGTAGTTGTATCATCTTCTTCACTTGGATTAAGATAATTACTAAGAGCTTCTTTCAAATCATCATAAGAAGGTTCGTTGTACAACTCAGTTAAATTAACTTGAGTGTCAAATATCTTCTGAAGAACTTCTTTACTTTCAGTAATAGGAATTTGATTTGGTTTAACACGAATAGTAGTTTTACCATATTGATTACCAGCTTCTGCTGGAGTTTGTCTTTCAACCATAATATCTCTACCATTAGTTGGATCTGTTATATCACCATAATCAGGGTCAGCTATTACACCAAGTAGTTCTTGATAAACTGTTTTACCGAATCCCCAAAACTTTACACCTTCAGATTCTTTCCCACGAACAATCACTGGAGCAAATGTTCTCATTTTTGGTTCTAACCTCTTACCTTGAATCCATTCATCACGATTACCTGTTGATTTCAATTTATCAGCGAACTCCTGAACAGGATCTGGTCTTCCAAAAGATACTGGTGACATATAAGTTTTATTGTTACCAAGATTATAATGAAAAAATAACTCAATAAAAGGATTGTCCTTATTATGTTTGTATGGAACAATTCTTATTTGAGTTTTACCAGGTTCTGGTTTCCAAAAGTTTTCTTTAGTTGATGTTTGATTTTGTAACTGAGTTAAGCGATTTTTTATTTGTGAAATATCCATTGATATTCTCCTTGTGTTTTAGTGTTTAGTATTTATTGTTTATGGTTTACTCTGAAACCATATAACCTATTTTCTATCTCTATAATATATATCTTTTTTGATATACAAAACAAGCTTTTTTTAATTATTCTGAAATTAATCCTTCAAGAAAATACTTTAGAGTTTCTTCATTCAGAGCTCCTAAAGTTGAATTTGATTTACCACTTTTAAAAATTGTGGTTACAGTAGGAACACTTCTAACATTAAATAAACCTGCAATTTCAGGTTCTTCTTCAATGTTTACTTTGTATAAATTTATCTTATCTTTATATTCTGGTGTAACTTCATTAAGCACCTGCTCAAACATTCTACAAGGTCCTCACCAAGTTGCATAAAAATCTATAAATATAGGTTTATCTGTAAGATTTTTACCTTCATCATAAATTTTCATAAACTCTTCTTTTGTTAAATTATTCATCACATTCCTCACATGTACATTCACATTGATGTCCACAATCCTTTTTCCATTTACCTATTGGACATTCAGCCACAGCATAATGAACTTTTACATTCATAAAACATCCACACAAAGGACATCTACCATCTTTTTTGTTTGTATCTGGATTAGTTTCATCATAAAGAAGTTCTGGACAAGCCTTACATATCTCCCATCTTCGTTCTGCTTCTTCTTGAGAAGTTATAACTTGAGAACCTTTTAACCAAGACTTTAAACTTCTCCAGTGGTCAACTGCAATGTTTCGTATCATCTGAGATGCTGGAGGAAGTTTTCTTTCTTCTCCCAACATCTCTTCAGTTTTATCAATACATTTTAATTCTTTTTCAGTAGCAGACCTATCAACCGTTGGTTTGGGTCTTATCACTATTTCTTACCTTTATTCTTCTTCTTCTTTGGTGGTTTCTTACTCGCTGGTGGAGCTGGAACATTTCTTGGTTTTGGTGGACCTATTTGTGGTGGACCTTGTTGTGGTGGGCCAGGTGGTCTTTGAGGAGGTGGTGGTTTTATATTACTTACATCAACACCTAAATGTTTACATAATTTATCTATCTTAGCTTCAAGAACACTTATACGAGGGTCCATATTTCCACCAGCCATCTGTTGCTGTTGTCTTTGTTCCATCATTTTCTTTTGTTGTTGAAGTCTTTGTAACATCTGTTCTGGTTTTGGAAGATTTGGCATATGGTCATTTTCTTTAGCCCATTTTCCATATCCCTCTTTCCACTTATCTACTTCCTCTTTATTATCAAAATCTTGAGGTGGTGGAGGAGGTGGACCTTTTGGTTTTGGTGGAGCTGGTATTTCTTCACCATTTACCCATTTCAA